TTTGGATGTAATTATACAGAATGATATTACACCACTTCTAACTTACAATACAGAACAACCAACTAAAATGCGGTCTTGGTGGCAAGACCCAAAACCCATGCAGACTAGACAGTTTAAACTAGCTCATGGTGCGTATACAAATGGAAGTTGTCAAGTATGGAGTGATGACCAATGTGAACCTATCTGGGAAGATGTGTTAGAGAATCAAGAAAAGATATGGTTCACATATACAGATGGAACAGATAACTATCACTCATGGAGATGGGGTGAGTATGGTGCTAAACTATGGGATTACTTTCCATCACACATGGCATATTCATATAATCGCGGGCGGTCTTGGGATGAGGATGATTTAAATGTAGGAATATACAGACCCAATTGTATACTCTGTGTATTTAACATTGACTTACTACCATTTGAAGATGAAAGTAGGGGACACACAAAACAAGATGACCTTGCAGACCCACAACTATTGGAGCATTGGAGATGATAATAATAACAGCAGGATGTAGTTTCAGTTTAACCGACCAAAATCAGAAAAAACATATTAAGACTTGGCCAAACTATTTGTCAGAAGAATATGGTGCGACTCTCATATCAAAAGCAATGGGGTCACAAGGAAATGGTTTAATTAGTAGAGGTGTCATATATGAGGTGGCAGAATATTTAAAGAGTCGTCACGAACTTGCTCCACCAATAAGGGAAGAAATTAAAGTTGGGATTATGTGGTCTGGTACAGATAGACATGAAGTGTGGTCAGAAGAACCATTGTTTGAAAATGTAAGTGGGTGGGTTGAAAATCCAACTGGGTTTATTCCAGAAAGTAAACATTGGCAAATTCTTAATCCACATTGGATGACTGAAAAAAGTGATGTATATTACGCACATTTACATGAACAGATGTTTGGGTGGATTAGTTCACTAGAACATATTTTAAGAACGCAATGGTTTTTAGACAAATATGGTATACCATACTTCATGTCTTGGATGAAAGACCCAGTATTTCCAGACGAAAATAATTTGATGGCAGGATACAAAGAATTAGAACACTTGAAGGATTTAGTTAACTGGGATAAATTTTTACCCATTAGGGGTATGTATGAATGGTGTGATGGTTGTGCTGGAACAGCAGACCATCCATCAACTGAACAACATGAACAATTCACACGCGAGGTAATATTACCATTCGGATTTAAATGAGGAGAATAATGAAAAAAATATGGAAACTGTGGTGCATGTCTCTAGGAGAGAAAGCATCCGATGATTCACACGAGGCTGATATAATTGCCTTGTTTAGAACAGTAGTAGTACTTGTAAACTTCTTCACCTGTTTCTTTATTATATCGGGGGTATTAAGACATTGGTAATGATGAGTCCAAATTGGTTTATAGCCGAAGAACAGATATCAAAACATAATTGTATCTGGACAGGAGAAGTATCTTTGGATACTTTGGATTATTATAGAAAGTTTGTAGGTGAGACTTCAAACAATTACAATCTAGCAGGACATCTAGAAAGACAAATAAGAATAGAAGATATGCCAGAGACCGTCAAAGAAGATATTATGAGTCACTTCTATAGACAAGAAGTACAACGGTACATGAAGACACAAAAGGATACTAGTCATCCGTTGCTACCGATTGGTCTGGAAAGTGTATGGATTAACTATCAAAAGAAACATGAATTCAATCCCATGCATAATCATGGCGGGTTGTTCTCATTTGTAATTTTTATCAATGTTCCATATGACTTAGAAGAAGAAGATAAATTCTTCCCAGAAAAGAAAGACCCAAAGACATCGAGACTTTGTTTTGTAATGAACTCACCAATGGGCGTACCAGAAGAACTAGCAATAAATGTTGACAAGGGGTTCGTGGGTAAAATGATTTTCTTTGATGCAAAACTTCCACACATGGTTTATCCTTTTTATACTTCAAACGGAGAAAGGATTACCGCGTCTGGTAATGTAGTTTATATGAGGGAACCATTTTGAATATCTACACAGTAAAATGGGGTGACAAATATAATCATCAACATGTCAATAATGTGTACAAGGCATGTAAGGAATTCTACAACGAGGATTTTGATTTCTTTTGCCTGACAGAAAATCCAAAAGGATTAGATAAGAACATTACACCACTCGCGTTGCCAGGCGGAAACAAATTAGTGAAGTGGTGGAACAAGATGTATCTTTTTGACAGTAACATCGTCACACAAAAGGGTGAAAAGATGTTCTTTGATATTGATACTATCATTCAGAAAGATATAACTCCTATCGCAAACTATGACCCAGAGGACTGTCTCTGTTTCGTAAAGACATACTGGCACGATTTAGAAACTCAATTCAAAAACACTAGACACATTCCACATAAATATACAGATCTAAACTCTTCGGTTCTGAGGTGGAATGATAACTTAAACACAGAAGAGATTACAGAATACTTTAATAAATATCAGAAACAAATACTATGGTACTATCGTGGTCTTGACAACTTCTTTTATAACAGAAGAATAACCAAAATCAAATTGTTTCCTATAGGTTGGGTATATAGTTTTAACCAAGGCTATATCTTCCCACACGATATAGATAAACACACATACCGCGAACTACCTTATGTTTGTATTTTTGACTCAATGGGGAAAGGTGAAGATGTTAAATTTTAATTTTTTAAATAACTTTAAATACTGGGGTGAAGCATTACATGTTATAGAAAACAAAATGCCTCACAAACTTGTGGATTTTAGGCAATCTCTACAAGAAAATAATATGGATGCTTCAATCTGGTTGGTTGAAGAACTGAAAGAATATTTGGAAGAATATTATACTAAACAAGGGAATCTTAGAATATTAGTTCTTAATTCTTGGTTAGGTCTTCCTATGGTTCCGCTACTATGTGAAAACTTAGATGTTGCACAAATTCATTTAGTGGACATGGATGAAGAGAGTATCAATCTTTCCAAATCATTTCACAAGTATTATGCTCAAGAGAAATTTGTAAACATTCGCCATTGGAACTTAGACATACCATTTGAGTTTGAGAATCTAAACAAGATAGATGTCGATGTAGTAATATGTATTCACACCGAACAAATGTATCCCCTAACAGAACTAGTAGGTAAGAATCCTAATGCCGTCTACGCGATGCAGAACTCAAATGTTGTTGAAGAGATGTATGGTATCAATTGTGTCAACTCAATAGAGGCACTAAAAGAACAGATAGGAATAGAAGAGTGCGGATATGAAGGAACCAAACAACAAATATATTATTCTTGGGATGGTAAGAAAGAGTTTGACCGATTCATGGTCATAGGACAAAGGGAAGGATTCTTCTAAAAATCTAATAGTGGATATTCACCCATATCAATATCTGCTACCATCTGTTTCCATAAGTATTCGTCTGGTATAACAAAACCAAATGTTTGACGCGGGCCTCGACTTCCAGCAGTATGCCAGTATGGAGTTTCGTCTTTACCACCATAATATCCTATTTTACAACTCCACCCAATCGGGTCATTGATAGTCACAACATTCCCATCTTCATCTAAGTGTTTAAAAAATCCACAACCACCACTATGTGATAATAAAATGTTGTAGCCGGGACAATCCCAGTTATTATGCCACGACATGAAACCACCAGCAGGATAGTAAACATGTACTGCATTGAACTTAGCACACAACCACGCGGATAACTCAGCACAAGTTTTCATAGACTCTCTTCTAACTTCTTTCGGTACACCATGTGTCAAATGAAAATCACATACCTTTGCGTACTCTGGTGGGCCTTTATGGTCTTCACCTTTTGCTTGAACTTCTCTAAGATATTCTTCTGAACAATAGTAATCCATATCCCTGTCACCAAACCTTCTTTCATCCATTGGTAAAGATTGTGGGCAGTTTTCATTATAGAAGTCCATCCACTTGTCGAGGATTTTTATTAACTCTGGGTTCACTAATTCTATTGTTTTCATTTTAATAACTCCCAACAATGTTGCCAACTCGTAACTGCATAAACTTGATGTGGTTCCAAATTCATTGCTATTGGGTAATCATTTCCAGATGGGTCTGTTCTATCACCGAAAAATCTTATTGTTGTAACATCATAATCTTCTAGTATTTGAGATTTATTTCTACCCTTCTCAAATATATCTATTCCTGTCTCTCCTCCTACATCTGATTCTAAGTTAGGAAACCATTCATTGAATTCTTTAGATATATCATTTCTTTCATTTGTAATCTTATCCCACTCATAATAATCTTTTCTCTCGTGGGTGTTCGCATTTCTACCTACAATACTGAAATTAACTAACCCTGTCCTATGTTCAATATGTAATCCTGTCTTTACTGGGTATTTTGTTTTCTTTACTTTTGCAAGTAAAAAGTTTTCCGCGTCTACGGGCAAAGTCCAATCATTGAATCTAATCTGTTTATCTTTTTCGTATACATCATTACCACTACAATTATAAACTCTATCACAAGCATTATATAAGTCTTCTCCTATCTGTTCTATAGTTTTAGGTCTATCGCTTCCTGTAACTAATGATACATTACTATAAGTACAAAAGTCCAAGAACCATTCTTTAAACTCTTTATCCATTACACCTCTACTAGATGTCAATGTTCCGTCTACATCAAACAAATAATTTATCATCTTAACTGAAAAGATTCTTTCTCTTTGTATACTCTATTCAAAGTATAGTGTGTTATAATAATAGGCATTCCTGCCAGTTCTTCTGGTCGTTGTCCCATACAGAAGTTCCATCTAGCATCTGGCCATGGGAAGTCTCCAACTTTAATTTTTTCTTTATACTTTTTCTCTAAGAGATACCACATACTAAATGTATCCCACTTACATACTTCTCTAGGATATGGCGATGGGTCATATTCTGGTCTAATCTGGTCACAGTATTGTTGAAACCAATCCATCATCAAATTCATCACAATCGGTTTCTTCTTATATACAAAGATACCACAATGATATATCATCTCTTCGGTATCGCTTAGTTTAGTTATCTTTGCGTTGTACGGTCTGTTCCGCGTGAATATTATATCATCTTTTCCTAGAAAAGTAAAGACCTTTTTTATGTCTTCGTGTTGAATATAGGTGTCACAGTCTATATACATTGTTTTGTCATATGGGGTTCTAGACAATGCCCATAGTTTTGCTCTTACATGGTCATCACAATAAATGATATTATCGAAAAGTTTTCTGTCATATGTCCCATCCCACTTTTCTTCCGTGAAGAGTGTTATCTTTGCTTTAGGATGAAAATCTAATAATGACTCAGCGGATTGGACAGCGGCTTTTAGATATCTTTCATCACGAGATGCGACATAAAGATATCCGTTCATTACGGTTCCGTTGGGGGTAGATGGTCTTCTGGTATATCTGGAGCAAACTCTGGGTGCGTACCATCTGGTTTAAACATACTTGGAGATGCATACAAAGCTTCTGCTTGAAGCAATATAGTAACCCAAGCTTGTACTTCCAATTGAGTCTTTGCTTTACGGATAAGTTTTTTGATTCGTTTGTCTTCTGAATTTTTGATAGCAGGAATTTCAAAAGCTTCTAGTTTCATATTGAACAATGCTTCTTGCATTACTCTGTTTCTATGAACCTCGCGTTGTTCCGCGTCTTTCTCTTCCTGTTCTAAGACAACACCTTTGTGTGCCTCGGTATTCTCATCGATTTCTGCCTCGGTGAAAATCTCCATGATGGCATCAAAGTCTTGATTCACAAGACCTTCTTCTATATTGCCAACATTAATTTGACATGGACGATAACTTTGTCCAACCAAAATCTCGCAGAATAGCGATCGGTTTTCTTTATCTATCCATCGGGGGTTGCGATATTTCGCCTTTTCTTCGGTCATAATATTTCCTCATGATTAAATGGGTAGGTTTATTGTACACCTACCCCACTATATATGTCAAGTCTTAAGCAGTTCTAATAAACAGCTGTTTTGTTTCTTGCGTGGAACTCGATGATTGTACGGTGTTACCTCCATAATATCCAGTATATGTACCAGAGTATGAACCAGCGTATGCACCATTTAAGAATCCAGCAAAGAATCGGTCATAGTACCCAGTATATGACCCTGTATAGTCTCCAGAATAGTTCTGTGATGAGATG